GCCTGACTGATGCCGGTGCGGACTGCCCGCAGCACGGCGGTCTCGATGGTGTCCCGGTGACCGGTTGGGTAGACAACGTGCGTCTGATGCTGCACAAGGTCGTCCACGGCTTCCTGCACTGCTGCGGTGTAGGACTGAGCGCCGGTGATGACCTTGAAGTGGGTCTCGTCCAGCACCTTGAAAAGCCGCTTCTGCGACGCGCTGGCCGTTGTGCGGGTGAAGTTGTGTGCCTCGCCCTGTGTGCGGGTGTAGGCATCTTGCAAGATGCTCACCATGCGGCTGGACAGAGCCAGCGGTCGCACATCCTTCCCGTTGGAGGCATAGACAGTGCAGTCCGCAGCCCACGCCTTGACTGCTGCATCTTCAAAGATGGCTGCAATCTCGGCATCGGACTGTTTCGTGAACTTCTTTATCTCTTTTTTCAGGTCTTCCAGATGGCCACCCGCAGCTTGGTACACCTCGGTCTGCCATTGGTCAGTGCCGGACAGCACGGCTGCTTCGCCACATCCCAACCGGGCCATCAGGCGCTTCACCATGTCCTGCGTAATCCATTGGTTCAGGTCATCCAGCGCCGGGTAAAGCGTTTCCACCAGCTCTGTGATCTGCTGCGGTGTCAGCATCGCGCCGCCTCCTTCCGGTTACTCTTGGTCAAACAGGCCCTTTTCCTTTTCGGCTGCCGAGGCTTCAGCAACCATCTTCTTGGCTTCTTCCTCGCTCATGCCCTCGAACTTAGTGAAGTAGAGCCACAGCGGGACCCAGCCCTGTGAAGCGTAGTTCTTCCAGCTGGCCTTGTCCTCCTCATAGTTGTAGGTGATGTCGCCGAAGTTGAACGTGACCTCATACTCGCCCAGCGGGGCAGTGCCCAGCAGGGTAGTGAGCGCATCCGCGCCCTTGATGGCCTGTTCCACTGCGCAGCGCAGCGCGTCACGGTCGGCCTTGATGGTTTGGATGGTGTCCCGGTCGTCAGCCTCTACCTGCGTGGCAGTAATCATGCCGGTCTGGCCGTCCATCACGAAAACGCCCTCAGAGAAGCCGCACTTGACACCGGCCATGGACAGGTCAAAGTTGATGTCCTTGATGCGGGCATCTGTCAGCATCGTGGGGACGTGCTCGGTGATGGGTTTCTGGTCGTCAGCACCCACGCCCAGTCCTTGGACGAAGCGCGGCAGCTTGGTGCTGTGCGCGTTGGCGTACTGGATGGCAGCCTGTCCAACGAAGGTGATGTGCTTGCTGTCTGCGACCTCTCCGTTCTTCCGGCTCAGGGCCATGTCCAGCGCTTCCAGCTCCGGCATCGCATTCGCGAATGCCGCAACGCCCAGCGGCGAAGTCGGGTCGATGGTGTTTGCGCCGGGCAGCCGGAAATAGGCAAACAGCGGAGTTTCCAGCTGTTCAATCTGCACTTCCGGCTGCATGTCGGCCCATTCTTCGACCTCTGTCAGCGGAACCTCTGCGCCCAGCGTGTACTGGCCGTTTGCCATGGTGCGGTTGCGGAACGCCTTGTTGGTGACCAGATACAGGCCATCCTTGAAGCGGTGGTACTCCAGCCGGGTGTAGTGGTCGATGCCGTGCGTGATGTACTCGGCAAAAACGGCTCCGACAATGTTGCCGTTGCCGTCCTGCTTTGTGATGCCGAACTCGCCCGGCAGGGCAAAGTCCCAGCTGGTGCCGTTCCACTTGATGGCGATACCGCCAAGACGTTCAGCGTCAGACACCTTATCAGGCAGCCGCTTGATGAGGTCATCGCAGATGGTCTGCAAGTAGTCCGCGCGTGGGGAGCCGGACATAGCTACGCCGATATCCAGACAGACCAGCCGCGCTCTGTAATCGGCAATGTGCTTGGCCATGTTGTAGGTGCGCACATCATCGTCCGGGTCGAGCCACGGCGGCCGCCCCGACGTCACGTTGTCCCACAGCGTCAGCGCTGCGGCCATTTCAGATGACTGTATCAGCTCAACGCCGAATGCCTTGCCTATGTCGGTACGAACAAACATCGATCTAATCCTCCCCCATAATCGGGAAATGAAGCTCAAAGCATTTCACCCCCTTCCTCATTACGCGACCCACTTCAATTCTGCGCGGAGAACCGTGCGGCAGAAGTAGCGGATCTGGTCCATACTGTGGTCGAACAGCTTGATGACGGTATCTTCGTCCTTATCCTCGTCCCATGAGTATTGCTCAAACTCCCGGAAGGTGTCCTTGCAGCTCTCATGAAACAGCAGGAGACCCATGTTCATGTACTTGGTCACATCCTGTATTCCGTTCAGAACGTCGTTGTCAGCCTTGACCACAAGCCACTCCGCATACTTCTGGATGGTTTCGATCATCGACGATGCGGAGGGGTCGATGACGATGTACTCTATCTTTATGCCGCCTACCAGCTCACGCAGCATTCGGTAGTAGCTTTCGTTGTCCACGCGTTTCGCGCTGCCGCCCTTGTAGTACAGCTCTCGTACCATGACGGCCCGGTGACTCACAGGGTCAAAGTCCCACAAGCCAGCGGCGAAAGGGTTGACGGTGCCATAGTCGATGGACACATAGTAACGGTGGCGCGGATTATAGGGGACTTCCCCATGCACTACATGCTTATCCCGCGAGAACATGGGATAAACCAGACCTTCCGCTTTGACCCACAGCCCCAGAATGTAGCGGCTATAAAACACGCCAGTGTACTGATTCCGGTATCGTTCCTTGATGTGCTCATCCAGCGTCAGGTTATCCTCCATGGTGAAGTGGAGATAGACCAGCCGCCGCTTCCGGCAGCTTAGAATCCAGTTCTGATAAAACCAGTGCTGCGGGCCCGCCGGGTTGCAGTTGAACCAGTATTTCGAGCCGGTGATGGAGCAGCGGGCAGTTGCCTGATTGACAAAGCTCTCTGGCATCAGTGCCACTTCATCGAAGAACGCCCCGGCCAGCGTAATACCCTGAATCAAGTCCTGCGAACTTTCGTCCTTGCCGCCGAAGAAATAGAACTCGTTGCTCTTGCTGCCGGTGGACACTTCCCAGAAGTTGTCCGCACGGTGCTCCACGACTTCATATCCCCTGCCCAACAATTGCTGTTTGAGTACGCCCAGCACGTTGCGGCGCAGGCTGGCGATGGTCTTTCCACACAGGGCAAAGCATTCACCGTCAAAGCAAGTCATTGCCCAGGAAACGAAGGAAAAGCCCATTGTAACGGTCTTTCCGCTTCGGATAGCTCCATCATCGATGATGCCGTCATAGTCGTGGAACGCGCTCTCCGGGGACCACCAGACCAACGTTTGCAGCTGTTTCTGGCTGATGGCTTTCCACTGGAACGGTTTGGCTCTACGAAGTCGGCGCATCTTCAGCCTCCTTCACTTCATCATCCTGTTCCGGCAGCATAGCCGAATCGTCCCCGGCTGGAAACGCATTTGCAGCAGCAGCGGCCAGAGCTTCCAAGAAACCATCGCTTGCGGCTTCTTCCTTCTCCTGCTTTGCCCTGCGCTTTGCGGCGCGTTTCTCCCTTTCTGTGGCCTCGGCAGCCTCTGCCTGCTCCGCTATCCTGTACACCAGCGACGCGGCCTTGACGTTGCCCTTCAAGCCCTGCATGAGCATCTTCCAAGCGAGGGCGGCTGCATAGGTGCAGTCTGCTTCATCAAAGCCCTGCTCTGCCAGCTTTTCGGCAAGCTCCGGTGTTGCGGCAGTTTCCATGAGGATTCTCATATATTGGGCGGCCTGCTTTTTTCGCCTACGGGCTGCACCAGAGGCTTTCCCTGCTTTTCGGGCATTCTCCCGGCGCTCTTCCGGGGTTCGCTGCTCATTTGGCACCAGATTTTTCTCACCAGACACCACCACCACCTTCTTCCCCGTCCGTGAGGGGTTCCACGCTTAGCCCTCGTTCTCGATGCACACGTTCTGGACCTTCTTGTAGGCATCCAGATACAGCTCCTTCTTGTCGCCGTTGTAGGTTGCCTCATAGTACATACCATCCGGGACGGTGGTAGCCAGCATGGCCTTGTTGTTCTGAAGGGTCTTGCAGCACCAGACGGTGTAGACATCCTTGATGCCGATTTTCGGAGTGCCGTTTACTTCGGCATTCGCGTTGTGATAACTCACAACGGCGGCGATAGCAGATGCAGTAAATTTGAGGAAGTCCATATTTGATGTTTCCTTTCTTTATTCCAGACAGTAAAAAGCCCTCACCAGCGGGATGCTGGCAAGGGTGACGGCGTCAAACGCTTCTGATGACCTTGGCCTTGGAGAATGTCGGATGGTCCTGCGTCATCATATTCAGGAACTCATCGCGGGTGAAGCCAGACAGACGGAAGATTTCCTCCGGCTTCATGCCCAGCTGCTTTCCGATCTCGTCAATGTCCTTGCCCTCATCGAGCAGCTTCTTGACGATGGCCTTCATCGGCTCCAACAGATGGGTGCCTCTGGCGCGGTTGTGGGTGATGGTGCCGTACACATCAGCATCCTCGTTTCCGTGATGGTCAACGACCACGACGGGCACCTTACCGCCCAGCATGGTGTACAGGGGTTCCCTGCCTGATACTGTCCATCGATGGAAGCCGTCAATGATGGTCCCATCCGGGCGCACCACGATGGGCAGCGTCCAGCCGTTGGTCAGTATCGACTGCACCAGCAGCTTCAGATTATCCTCGGACACCTTGTTGGGGTTGTAATCGTTGGCGTGGATTTTGTCGCGGTCCACCCACTGAAGGGAATTCAGCGGGGCAAACAAGTCAATGCTTTCCATTTTGTGCCTCCTTGATGGCTGCATTGTGGTCGTTGTAGATGGTAGTCCACAGAATCCGCAGGATGCGCAGCTTGGGATCTCCGTACAGAAGCCCTTCATACATGGTCTTGTAGTGCTTCTGCTCTGCAATGCCGTAGGTCTTGATGAACAAGCCCTGCCAGTTTCGCAGGTGGGACAGCGTGTCCTTGGCGATGGTGTACCGTTCCGGATGGAGGAAAAGGATATCTTTGCAGAGGGCCTTGTAGTCCTTCTGTTCCGTTCCTTCTTCCAGCTCACGGCGCTTCCGGGTACTGCGCCGGAACATTTCGCTGTCCCAGTAAAGCAGCACCAGATAGGCGTTCGGCTCACGGCGCTGTATGCGCTCCCACAGGTCGGGATCTGTTTCGGCCACCCAGCGCAGGCCCTGCGTACTGGTATCTCCGAAGAATGCGCACAGGCGAAGGGCATTCTTCCGAACGCCGGCTTCGTACAGCCGCATATAGATTTCCGGAAACTGGAGCTTGCGCAGCTTGATGTACAGCCACACATCGCTGTCCGTCCAATCGTAGATCGGATAGAACTTCCCGCCTTTGCCGATGCGGTTCATCTTCGTGTTGGCAATGCACTTGTACCGGGTCAGGCTTTCCGCTGTGCGCAGACCAACCAGCTGGATGCCATCGCGGAACGCTTTCTCGCAGAAGGTCTGGTAGTTCATCTCGCCGGGGTAGCTCAAATACGGGCTGTACCGGATGGCGAAATCTGGCGGCTGCCGCATCCAGACATTCTCCTTGCCCGGCTCCCATGTTATCCATGATTCCGAGCTAGAAAGGTGATCTATCACACAGACCTGTTTGAACGGCAGGCAGAACCAGAGGAACTTTGCCCCGGCAGACTGGAAGTTGCGCCGCCAGCGATATGCAGCGTCCACCATGGAAGGATAGAGCCCCTCTTCGTCAATGAACGTCACTGTCAACTGGCTGGCGCTGATCTCCCCGGCGCGTATCATGTCGTACACGATACTGGCCATGCACAGGCTGTCCTTTCCAGATGAAAAGCTGAGGTAAATCTTGCAGCCATTGGCAAATACATTCCGAATGCGGATCTTCGCCGCTTGCAGCACATTCAGGCTGCTTTCTGCTACTTTCACCGGCATATCAATCCACCTCTATCATCTCGCCGCACTTCGGACACCGGACGTATCGGCGCTGAGGCCGGTTCTCGTATACCGGAGCCGCGTTTTGCGGTTCGGAAGATGCAGACAGCTCTTGCGCAACGGAAGCCCGCTGAGGGGCCGCGGAGGTCGCGGGAGCGCTATATACAGGTGCAGCAGGCGAATAAGACGGCGTTTCCGCATACGGAACGTGCTCTTCCACCTGATGGTGGTTCATCGCAGACACCTCTTCCTGCGGGAATGTCCCATAGGAATCCACGATATTATCCACCTCGGCCTCCGTACTGTTGAGCATTTCCAGCAGGTCGGCATCCCAGCCGGGAACATCCACATCCCCGTCCAGTTCCTTGACCAGCTCTTCGATAACATCAACATCGGTGAAGCCGAGCTCATAGACCTTGTTGTCGGCCATCATCAGCTTTTTCTTCTGAACGTCCGTCAGGCCGGTCATCACATAACAGTCGCAGGTTTCCCGGCCCATACGGAGCAGAGCTTCATACAAACCGTTTCCGGCGATGATCTCGCCATCCTCGGCTACGACCAGCGGCTTGACCTGTCCGAACATTTCAATGCTGCGGACATATTCATGGAGCTGCTTTTCGGAGTGCCGCCGGATGTTGTGGGCGGGCTTGTGCAGATCCGAGAGCTTTTTCTGTGTGATAATCATCTGCCAGCCCTCCCTTCCAGAAAGGTGCGGGCTGCAGGAATGACCTCTGCCGCAGCAATGACAACGTCCGGTGCCAGACTGTAAACCAGCTTGATGCCGTCCTCAGCGTTTTCCGGTTCTCCCCAGATGGGCCACGGTGTCGGGCCATAGACCCAGCCGTTTTCCCACTGGTACGTTGGCGGAAGGGCCAGACCGTAGTAGTGGAGATATCCCAGAATCGCCTCATGCGGCCAGTCTGCGATAGGAGCATATCGCGTTTCGCCGGATTTCTTACGGATGGTGTAGTCCTTTCCGCAATGATTCCCGTCCATGATGCGGTGTCCGACCAGCAGCACATCCAAGCCGTGTTCCTCAAAGTATTTTGAGAATGCCCGGCGCTGGACCAGCCCATACCAGATGTTCAGGTGCTTTGCATCGTTCACGAAAAGCAGCTCCGGGTGCTTGCCAAGCCATTTAAGGTCGAGGCCAGTATTGATTACTTCACAACCGGCCGGCGCGTTTTCCAGCGCCCAGGAGAGGTACTCCGGGAATTCCAAGTCGCAGTGTGCAAAAAAACTGTCCGTCACTCCTGCCTTTTCGCAGAGCTTTCCGAGGACGATGCTGTCCTTTCCAGCGCTCCATGCATACGCAGCACGTTTTCCATCGGTGGCTTTTGCAATGCGTTCCACCGCAGCGGCCTCATAGGCTTTGACCTCGTCCAAGGAGATCAAGTCCTCGATACGCTGCATCGCTTCCAGCCAGTCGGCATTCCGGCTGACCTGTTTTCTGCCTAGAACTTGCTTCATCGTGCAGCCTCCTTCTTGTCCGAAACGAGGTGCAGCACAAGGGAGAACAGAATCGCAGCAACCACAACGTAGATGCGGATGGTGCTCATCAGCTGCCAGATGCCCATAACGCCCAGCGGAATCAGGATCTGCCACGAAGCCACGGTCAGCACATCCAGTGCAAAACCGATTTTCTTGCCAAACACCAGATATTCGCAGTAGAGGTAGGTGGACAGCGAAGAAATGGCAATGATCGTAATCAGGATTGCCTTCATGATGCTCAGCATCGGGCTGAACTGTACCCATGTGAGCAGTGCTGCCAGCACCATGTAGATGCCGAACATAAGGCCCGCCAGCACGAAGGACATTTTCATGTTTCCGCGCTGGGTGCCGTCTGCATTCTTTTCGTTGTACTTGAACAGCGAATAGTAATACGGGCAGGCAAAAGGGCCGGGCAACAGCAGCAGACCATTGTACAAGCCAGCTTCAATACCGGCAGGGTTTACGCCGAGGTCGATGTGTGCAAATGCGCCGCCCGTGTAGGCCAGCGCAGCAGCTACGACAACGCCCAGCAGGCCATAGACCACGATCCAAGAGAATCCGTCAGACAGCACATTGCGAATCATGCCGTCTTTGAGCAGCATAATCAGGAATGCTGCACAGGTGACGTACACAATAATCATGCCGCCCTTGGTCCCGATCGGGGTATCGCCGAAGATTTCATAGATGCCGGACATCTGCGTCCATGTCTGGAACAGCGTCAGCAGACCGATGAAGTAGAACATCACCTTGCTCTGCATGATGCGCCGGATCTCTGGGATGCGGTCAGCAAACAGGCCGAACGTGATACACGCCAGCGAGTTGAACACCGCCCAGATGATTGCCGGAACAGCACCGTACTTCAGCGCGATGGTTCTGAAATTCATGAGGCTGCCAACGCCCGCCCATGATGCAACGATGGAGCAGGCGTAAAACAAAGTGGGATTCACTTTGAACTTGTTTTTGATTTTCTGATACATTCGGAAAACTCCTTCTTTGAACTGGGCGTGGCGAGCTGCCCAGCTTGCTGTACCCCGGTTTTCAGAGTGCAGCGATGATGCCATGCGCAAAGGAGTAACGCACGGCCCGATTTATCCTCCTTTCGATGCAATAAAATAGCGGCGCCCACCGGAAATGGTGAGCACCGCTTGGCTTGATTGGGATTTTGCAGCCTAATAATATCACATGGGGCATCCGTTGTCATCTGTATTCATGTCAAAGCATCTCCCGTCATCTCCCATCATGTCAAACCATCTCCCTCAATCTCTCAAATCTGATTTCAACAATTCATCAAATCCTTCGTCTTTTCCTCCGTAAATCTGACGAATGGACTTTGCCAGCACCCACTCGGACAGCGGCTTCACGTTCCCGGCCCAGTCCCGGAGGGCTTCATCGGTGCCGCAGGTTTCGCAGATGTACACACCTTTGGCATGGCGGCTCAATGCGCCGCGGGTCAGTTTATCAGGCATCCTCTCGCCGCAGCGCGGGCAGAGCGGCCAGCCCTGCGCCTGATCGTGCAGCATTTGAGCAATAATCTTTTCATCCGTCATCTTGATCCCTCCCTCTCAAACATCAATTCCGACAGAGTGATATGCGTACCAGCCATCCTTGCGCCGGAAGATATGCCGCCATTCGGTGAACGGTTCGCCGGTGCAGTCGTATTGACCACCGCCGCCATACAGCCGCTTGTTGTCGTTGAACCACTCTGCCACCTCATCATAGGTGGCATCGGCCAATTCAGCCGGGAAGCGGTACAGTTCCACATAGCCATCGCCGCAGGAGTAGTATTTGACTACTCGTGCATCAGGGGCCGGGCGGTTGTTGTAAGCCCGGATGGCTCGTTTCAGGTTGGCCACATGGATGGCAACATCAGCTTTCTTCTCAGGGAGAGCCGGAAGGGTGCTCATCGTGTTCAGCATCCAGTACGCCTCACGGATATTGTCCTTCTTCACATCAAACATTCTTCATTACCCCCTGCGCATATTTTCGCGTTCCCACATAACCCAGCGGTACCACTCCTCGCCGGGCATAGATGCCGACTTGTCGGTCTGGATGTAGTCCTGCTGGCCGAAGATCTCCAACTGGTCAATGTCGTCAGGCGACTGGGTGATAATCTTTGCAGGCCAATCGCACCCGCCGGGAACTTCGATGCGCCACAGGTACAGGTTGTCATCAAAGTAGAAATCGTTCGGGATGTACCGCTCTTCTGCATCGGGGCCCTCGATATCCAAGATGTATTTTCCGAGGGCGCCGAAAACCTCCAGCCGGGTGGGAGCCTTGTCGCGGTCGTTCATATCGTACAGCTTGATATCGCAAGCTGTTCTGTTGCGGAAGGAAACCTCGGAAATGGTGCCAGTGTATTTGTAGAGTTTCATGTCTTAGACCTCCTTGACTTCCACGGTCTTGAGGCTTCCCTCGATGTAGTCACGACCACGCAGATGTTCGCAGCTCCAGCAGAAACCGATTGTGCGCTCACGGATGAAGTAGGCGGTATGGTCCGCACGATCCTCATTGAATGCGGCGTGGATTTCTTTTGCCCGCTCGTCTTCCACCAGAATAGAGGCACTGGCCTCGCCGATTTCGCCGTTCTGACCGTGCTTCATGTCCTTGGAATCGTAAGTAAAGATTACCTTTTTCATTGTTTTGCCCTCCTCAGTGCAGCTGTGCGCTGTGATTGTTGTAGATAACGGTATATACGCTGTTCTGCTTGGTGATCTGGACGTTGCTCACCACGACACGCTTCAGGCCGAACTTCCGACGAACGAATTCCTTGACCAGCGGAGAGGCCTTTTCGGGAAGGTGCTTCTTGATGCGGCAATCACGGCGGCAGTAGCGCTCGAAGCGCTTTTCATCGGCTGCGGTGGCTTCCTCTCGCGTTCCGTAGAACGCGGAATCATCGCAGTTGCTGCTCACCTCGTAGAACTTCTCGCAGGAGATGACTTCCAGCCGGTTGTTCCAGATGACATCGCAGCGCTGGTTGTCGTTGGGCTTGACGTTGTCGGTGGTGATGCCGACCACGAGCTTCAGACCTCCCAGCTGGTTGTAATCTTCCCACTCGCTGAATCTGTCCAGCAGGACGCGGACAATCTGCTTGCCGTTGGTCAGGTCAATGTGAGCAACCTCGCCCTGACTGCCGGACATCGAGGCGGTGTTGATGATGTAGCCCTGTGCGATGTAGCTGTTGACGGCTGCGGTGAACTTGCGGTTGATATCGATGTACTTCATTTTGTTTCCCTCTTGTCTTTCTGGCCTTACTCTGATAAAATAGAGGGCGGCCGGGGTAAGGCTCCCGGCTCGCCGTTGTTTCGGTGTTGAAGATCAGTTGCTTTGGACGGTGGCTGGTCTTCTTTTTTTATTCTTCCATGATTTTCTTGACGCTCTCTCTGAGTTCTTCCAGCGTATCGCATTTCTCGATGAGTTCGAGGATTGCTTTGAGCAACGCCTTGGTTACGTTCATGTCTTCCATTCACCTCACTCCTTTCTGTAAGGAACTTTCGTTCTCTGCCTTACATCTTCATTATACAGGATTTCCTTTATATTGTCAAGGTTTTTCTTTAAGTTTTTCCTGAATTTTTCAACTTTTTTCTTGACAGGATAAAGGAAACTCTATATAATGAGGTTGAGGTGATAATTATGGATTTTTCCACGAAAATCAAGATGGCCGAAGCTGCCGCTAAAATGAAAGAAGCCGAGCTTGCCCGTCAAATCGGAACCACACCGCAGGCTTTTAACCAGCGGATGAAAACCGGAAAGTTCAAGTATGAAGAGCTGGAACAGATTGCAGCAGCCCTCGGTGCGGAACTGGTTGTGAAGTTCCGCTTCCCGGACGGTACTGAGGCGTAAAAAAGCCCGGAGGCATAATGCATCCGGGCAGGAGAAGGGTTATTTTCTGCGAGCCTTGCTCACAGTCTTTGGAATTCGGCGGACCTCTTTCACTCTTTGCACCTCGTTTGGCTCATGTACAAGCAAATCGCCGAGGGTGCAGTCCAAAGCCTCGCAAATCAGGTCGAGGTCATCCAAACTGACCCGATCGGCGAAGTCGTGGTACAGATCATTGATGGTCTGATTGCGAATTCCAGTGACGCGAGCAAGGTCGCTCTGCGTCATGCGCCGTTCGCCAAGGCGCGTTGACAGCAAAATCCTAATCATAGCCTTTGGTCTCCTTTGCCGATAATTTTAGCCGATTCATCCTCGGCTTGTCTGCATTTTGGCAAAGAAGTTCATGTTCCGGCAAATTTTTCCGGTTTCCGGTAAATCCCACCGAAAAAAGCACCCGTGCGCTCCAAAATGGAGAACACGGGTGCTTTTCGTTTTGCAGTATCAATGCGATGCTAGGTAGTTATAGACCATCCGGGACACGCCGGCCTCGGTGTAGCATTTGCCGAGCTTCCCGGCAATTTCCGCCCATGTCAGGCAGCGGACGAACCGGAGCCGGAAGATGATATACAGGCGAGCATCCATAATGCCGCGGCAGTACACTTCGACTTTCAGCCGTTCTGCCTGCGCCTGCGCTTCCAAACACCGGATGCGTTCCTCCATGTCGGCAAGCTCTATGGCAAGATCTCCGACTTTATCCCGGACACCGGACACATGAGGCATTCCCGTCAGCTGCGGGGAGGCCGGGCCGGCTTTTTGTTTCAAGTTGTCGTAGACCTCCCGGTCCTTTTCGAGCGCCGCCTGAATATCGTAATACTTGGACAGTTCTTGAATGGTCACAACCTACCTCCGTATGCACTTCAGCTGCCGCTTTCCAGCGGTGCTTCTGCTATTTTATCACAACTCGCGGTAGGTTTGTAGACCGGAAGGCCACAAATTATGTGGTCTGCGCCAATTTTGCACAGGCCCGGCACTGTATATTCCTGACCATTGGAATCCGTGCGCCGGATAGGTGGGTCAAGCGGTATGTAGTGCATACAGGTCAGGCAGCTCATTCTTCCACCCTCTCGATTTTCGGGTACGGCTCCCTGCCCAGCGGGACAGGCCCGTGGGAGCGATATGTTGTGCCGGGTGCCTCTTTTTTATCCTCTGGTGCATCAAGCCACTGCTGGTGCTCGATGGCATGGACAAGGTCGATGCACGTTCCCCATGAATCGTGCTGCCGCTCCCGGTGTCCGAACGGAGGGAACGCCATCTGGTAGCCCAGATTGAACATCTTCTCAACGCTCCGGCTGCGCTCATTGTACACGCCGAACTTGTACTGGTCCTCATACAGCTTGCCGCGGTCTTTTCCCTCATAAACGAGGTCTTCGGAAAGGGCTTCAAACTGGCCCATGCGGATCCGCATATATTCCTCCACGGCCAGACCGATGATGCGGAGCGTTTCCTCCGAAACCTCAATTCGATACTTCATCTTTTGCCTCCGTTTTCTGAATTTTTACTGTCCAACCACAAATCCCCCATGTCTACCTCTTCCACATAGCACCAGCTCTGCGGTGGTCGTTTCACGCGCCTGCGGCATATCGCCATATTGACGCTTCCATCCGGGTTGAGGTCATACCGCTGGTCGGGACAGCTGCATCCATGTTCTCTGTACGCACGGCATCCAGCCTCGTCCTCAAGGTAGTGGCAGTTCGGTATGAAATTGCTCAAAGGTAGAGATTTATCATAGATTTTCAAATCAGAGATATGCCACGCATACAAATCTTTGCGATCCATAAACGATGCGGCTTTTCTCCATCCGGCATATTCTTTAACCTGCTCCAAAGACAGACAGCTTCCAGCGGCTACGCTTTCGATGTCTTCCTTGACAAGCCATGACTTGCCACTGTAAAAACGTATCCTGTCGCAAGTAAACTCGCCGATGACGTTTCCGACAGGCATTGTACAATAGATGTAGCACCTGAACGGTGTTTCCAAATTTGGACGATTTTTGCGAATTTCCACCGTTTTTTCTCCGCTGAGAATCTTCATGCACCACTCAGGTCGGATGCTGATAAGCACGGACTTCATCAGGATTCCTCCTCTCCCGAAATTCTGCGGCGGATTTCTGCGAGCAGTTCATCGGTGGGAATGTCGCTCAAGTCCAGCTTTTCCTCGTAGTCCTCAAAGAGAACAGAGGGGACTTTCAAAGCGGGGCGAATACCGACCGAGTAGGAGCAGTCGTTGCCGTACCAGGCGCCATTGGAGTAGACGTACAGCGCGCGGCCACCATCCGGTCTATCGGGGCTGCTCCATCCGGTTGCCAGCCAGTACCAGCTATCGGCATTCGGGATGCGGCTGGAATACCTGCGGGCCTCGTCTAGCGTGAGCGGTGCAGCCTTCACGTTCAGCTTGCCATACAACGTGCAGCCGTCCAAAGTGGTCAGGTCAATCTCACGGGGGATGATGCGGTCAAGGTCGAGGCCCTTCTTCTCCAAGCCTTCCAGCCATTCCTCAACTGCCGTCCGCAGTTCGCTATCCTCATAGTCGTTGAAACGCCCGAAGTTCGAGCTTCCCACCGTGTTCTTGGCCAGAATGAACAAGCTATCCGGCAGAGTCCCACGATGTTCTACGTCCAGAACCACAAACTCGGTTCCGGCCAGCACAACAATGTCGCCCGGCTCATACATTACTGCATATTTTTTCATTTTTTCACCTCCGGCGGTTCAGGCAGCTGCATCCAGTAGGGATAGTAGTCAGGACTATTTGCAGTAAAATACCACAGAGACATAGAGGCCGTCCATAAGTCTTTGTGCCAGACGAGCACTTTGCCATCCTGATCTGCGTCTTCCTTTTTCGGTGGGTCGGTCTTGGTATCGTGCCACTGCATCCGGCGCACGAAGTCAACCACCATCTGGCTGGCCTCCCGGAGCGCAGCGGCCGCAGCGTTCTTGCCGTTGAAACCGTGGTAATACTCAATTTTGTCCAGCTCCGATGTGTCCGTTGCCGGGTCGATGAGGCGGCAAGCTTCTTCCAATGTCATTTCCTGCGCCCCCTTTCCAGACAGAACCACGGATAGCTGTCATAGCCGTGGGTGTATACCATCGTTGCCCGGTCGCAATGGCCGTACTCCGGGCAGCCAAAGCAGAATTCCTCGCGATTATTGAGCACCTTGCTGACCTCGCTCCACGGCGGTGCAGTCGATGTGCTGTTGAGTACCGCCGTATTCACGGAAAACAGGAAATCAACCTCATCCGCTTCTTCCCACCGGCTGATTCTGCCGGACACCTCGATGGCTGAAAACATAACGGCTGCGAGGACGGCAAAAGCCACGCCCAGAGGAATTGCAATTGCCAAGCTCATTCTTCATACCTCCTAGCTTCCTTGTTCCAATGCAGCGTAATGGGGTTTCCACACTTGCACGGCACTGTAAATTCCTGTTCCGCAATGTTGGTCTTGCCCTTGGCGTGGAACTCACAACAGCTGCATTGGAACTCATACGGCGCAAGGCCACTCTCCAGCGAGATCGTAGCGCCGCAGCGACAGCCGAGGGACATCTGCGGAACGTGGAGGTATGTACCGAACTCCTTGCCACAGCAGGGGCAGCACAGGCGCAGCAGCCCCCGTGCGCCGGGCTCCGGCGGGTGATTACTCTTTCTCATAGTTGGTTCCTTTCTCGGTCTGAAACCGAATCACTTCCCGGAAAAGCAGTTCATTCCGGTGTTCGGATTCGGTCATAAAGTTGATGTACTCCCGGAATAGCTGGCGGTCGTGCTGCTGGCGATTGGTTTCGCCCATCAGGGCTCCGATTGCCACGCCCACGGCCAGCAGCGCAATGTCAAGGAAAAGCTGGTCAGGCATCGTCATCACCCAGCACTTTCTCGATGAGGTCAAAGACACGCTCCCTGTCTTCCACCATCAGGAAGTCGGCGGCCAAAATCTCAAACTTGAGGCGGTCGGCATATTCTTTCAAATCAGGCATCAGTTCTCACCATCCTTTCCGCACGATTGGGCTGCATTGCAGTGGTTGTCACAGGTCTTGCAGCACTTGTCGCATCCGGGATGCGCCGCCTTGCAACGTTCGCAGGGCGCATCTGCCTTTTTAGGGGCATTGGTGGAAAAGATGGCATGGGTTCCGTTCTGCAACGCCTTTTCTTCGTCAGACATTTCATAGCCCAAGGCTACCAGCAGAGTGTAAATAGCATCGAGACTGCCGTTTTCCTCCCAGCCGTACCCGCCGCTCTGGCAGTCGGGTTTCCAGACCCAGCCCCAGTATCCGTTGCCGCCATCGTCAGCAGCCGAATAAGCCAAGGAGAGCAGTGCCTTTTCCGGCTGGTTGCTGAACACCAAGGCGTTTTCCAGATAATCAAGCAGGTCAACGCTGTCCGTTTCTGGGGGCGCAATACCCAGCAGCTTGATTGCCAACTCGCCATCGTAATTTGAATCGAACGCATCCACAGCAAAGCGGACAATTTCGCCCAGATGCTTTTTGCACTCTGCCGTGGAAAGCTGCGTCACAAAGTCCCGGCGCAGCTCAAACATATAGTTTGTGAGGGCGGCAAGTTGGTCCTTGTAGAACTGTTCCTGCTGCCGCTTTTCCTCTCGCTTGGCCGTTTCCGCATTCTCTTTTTCCAAGTCACGCTCTTTGTAGAGGTCAATCTGGTTTTGGCTGACCTTGTAGCAGTACGCTACGCTATCGGCATCGTCCGGTACTTCAACGTCCTTGCTAGTGTTCCAATATCCGTACCCAGCAACGTGCGTGTGAGTGCTGTAATTGGCATCAGGATTTTCCACGGCAAATTGGCGAAGCTGCTCAACCCATTCATTTTTTCTGTGCTGGTATTTCTGGTCAGACAAGGCGTTCTGCATCTCACGGTTAAAATTAGCCGTGCCGAGGGTTTCCAGCACCCGGTTCCGGGCATCCAAATTCTCGATTTTGTTAAGTTCAACAAAATCGGAAAGGGTTGCGCCGCGCTGCTCTGCCTTTTTGAAATTGTCGTGGTTCAGTTCCAGCAACTTGATGCGCCGCCGGATGGTGGACTGAGAGAAGCCGGAGCGGTCTGCGACACGCTCCACAGTATCACCCATGTCCAGCATCATCTGGAAGCCCTGAGCCTGCTCGTAGACGGTGAGGTCTGACCGCTGCATATTCTCGATCATCATGGTCTGCATCTGCTCCCGCTCGTCCATCTCTACGATGGCGCAGGGCAGCTCGTACAGCCCAGCCTGCTGCGCTGCCGCCGCCCGGCGGTGTCCGATGATGATGGTGTAGTCCTCGCTGGACCACACGGCCTTGGGTGTCCATGCCGCCTCTGCTGCCGAAGCGTCGCCGCCATCGGCAATGCACCGGGCAATGTACTCCTGCTTGCCGAGGTAGTGTCCCGGAATGACGGTCAGGTTCTGGTACACGCCGTTTTCCTTGATGCTGGCTGCAAGCTCAGATAAATCACCCAGTTCTTTGCGCGGGTTATCCGGGTGCGGATGCAGCTGCCGGATAGGGATATAAGTAATGTCTGCCATGGTTTACTCCTTTCTGGATTCAGGTCAGAAAAACGTGAGCTGCCCGGTGCGGGTTTCGTTAAGAGCCGCTTTTTCGGGGGCTTTAGGCTCATTTTTGATAGATTTTTGCAAATTTGCGGGTTTAATATCGGTTTTTTCGATTTTTGCAGGTTCGCCTTTCGGTTCAAACAGCAGGTTCATCTGCGCTATCTGGCGGCGCATATACCACACATCGGTTGAGAAAAGCGGCATATACCAGATGCGGTTTTGTGGTCCTGCGGGCAGCAATCCGCGGCTGTCGTAGGCCGTTGCCGGGTTCACGAGTGTGTCACCGATGACTACATATCCAGCGCAGCCTATGAAGCTGCACTGGATGTAGCACATCAGCCCAACGATAAAGTCAATGTCTTGGGCAACGACAAGGACTTTGTTGTGGTAGCAGATATTCCGTCTTTTGCAGACGTTCAAAAAGGCAAGCAGCGTGGCGCCAGCTCCACAGGCCGGGTCAGATACCGAGATAAAGCCCTCCATGTCCGGGACGATTTTGGCATCGAACGTGAGCTCCGCCATGCAGCGGCACACATTGTAGGGAGTGAAGAACTGCCCGGCGTGGTCGTTGCCCAACTCGCACATCATGTACAGTGACCCAAGGAAATCCTGATCCGGGTTCTGCTCCATGCCCATGACCACCTCGCCCAGCATCTCGGCCATACCGTTCCGCTCCGCTACGGAGTATTTGGAAATGATGGTCTGATAGTCCTTGGCTCGCTCAGGGGCATTTACCCTGTCCGTCGAGTTGGAGATCTCGATGGCCGTCAGGTGGATGAAATCTCGCCAAATCTCCCAGCGGCTATGCTTCCCAGTCAGTCCCTCAAAAATTTTGAGGAAGTTCTTCTGGTGGTCATCACGGATGCTGCGTGTCACTGCTGCCTTTGCCATTGGTTATTCCTCCTCGGTCTCAGGGGTCAGGAGGTAGTGGCCGTTGGAGAACTCGATCACGCCGGACGATTCCATCTCGTCCAGCAGGGCGATGGCCTTTTCAGCCGTCACGCCCATCTGCTCCTCCAACATAGCCTGCGTGATGCCGCTGTTCTGCCGGGCAATCTCTGTGGCCTTGGTCAGTTCATCGGCTGCGGGTTCCTCCGCATCGTCCAGTTCCTCTGCATCGACTTCCTCCAGCGGCTCGGCCTCCGGCGGCAGGTCAGGCTCTTTGGCTTCGGTTTCAGGGATCTCCGGCATTTTCCCGCCGATGGCGTTCAAGCGGCCGCTCTCGATCAGTTCCCGGAAGAAGAACTGGCAGTAGTAGGAGTGCATATTCTTAAAGATGTTCTTGATTTTGCCGAACAGGGCGTCCTCAATGGTGAAGGTCTTGCTCATACGGTAGACCAGCACACCATCCTTCATGGTGAACAGGAGGTAGGCATCCGGGGAGATGTAGCTGTCCTCGCTGGCGGTTTCCAGCATGGACATCTGTTCACCCACGCCCTTGATGGGGCGGATAATCAGCTTGATGGGGTAGCTGTTCTTGATGAACGTGTAGGTAAGGTCGTGCGCCTCGCAGATGTTCTTCAGCTTGGTGCGCTGGGCGGCGAACTTAGAGGCTTCGTTTTCGTAGCTATCCATGGTATGTGCTCCTTTCAAGTAGCAGAAAAATGATAATCGTTATCCCGGTTCTCAATGGCGGTCAGACCCACAGCGTAGGCTGCCCACACATCGGCTTTGAAGCCGTAAAAGAAATCCGGGTTCTTTTTTGTACCACGGCCATTTTTGAGGTCGTGGTCTGCGAATCGGTCAATAAGTGCCCGCCGGATGGCGGCATCATTGGCGCGGGTGTTGTGGCAGATGTGTCGCTTTTCTTCGATTCGGCACAGCAGCCGTACCGGGCAGCAGGCGTTCAGGGCTTGGTAGAAGCGGCCGATCCAGAGGACGGTATCGAATACCTCCCGGCCTACAGACATTCCGTAGGAGGCCACCATCTCGATGACCGCCCACCGCCAGCCCTGCTCCGTGGCAGAGGCCAGCTTCCGCAGCAGCTCGGCGTTGTCAACCTTGCCGAATTCCAGCGGGCGCAGGGTGTTGCGATCGATAACGCAGTAGCCAGACTGGGCATTGCCGGGGTCAATGGCGATAATCGGGCAAGTGCTCACAGGTACGACCTCCCGAACTCCTGCCGGAACTTCTCCTCCGGCCACCCGTAATGCTCCATAGCCTTTTTCTGCGCCCACTTTTTCAAGCGGAGATCTTCGTCATGGTTGCGGTGGATGGCGTTCGGGCCGTTCTGGTGACACCACGGGCAGAGATTCGCCCACAGCCCCAAGCGCTTGCTCTTATCCCGGTAGGGACCATAAAAGACCTCGTGCCGGGCCGTGTGGTATCGCCCGCAAATCAGGCAGGTGGGCTGCTGGTTGAGGATGCTGGGTGCATAGCCGTTGCTGTCCAGTTTGACTCCATATTCATTCAGTGCCATGCTGCACCTCCTTGTGCTTGCGGTAATACCAGCTCAGCGCCGACTTGCTGGCGTTGATGCCGCACTGGACGCATTTGGTTTTGCCGGGCTGCGCCGGCACTTTTCCACAGGCAACGCACAGGCCACGGGACTTGAGTTGCTCATACCGCTTCTGGGCGGAGGTTTTCTGTTTAGGTGTCCGCATCAGCGTCACCTCCTGCTGTGACAATCCAAACCCGGTGAGAACCCCAGCCAGACCAGCTTAGAGCCTCTGCATGGGTGTTCACCGCCACGTCCAACTTGTTACCTACCACAGCACTCCCGGTGTCCTGAACGACCCGGAGACCTACACCCTCGATATAGACCACCGTGCCGTAGGGCAGGATGCTGGTGTCAGCTGCCACGGTCACTCCCGGCTGCACCTTTGCGCCGCTGGATGTAATTCCGTGTCCCTCGCCGCAGATGTGGGCGTATTCTTCGGCACAATAGGCTGTGCAGCTGAACGCCCCGGCGTATGTAAGGGTCAAATCGGTCTGGGCGTTCAGTTCTGCGGTCAGCTTGTCTACCTCGGTTTGGAGTTGGTCAATGGTTTCATCACGTTCTCCGGCCATGCGCTCCCAGTTGGATGACTTGCTGGCGTAGATATCCCGCTCGGTTTCCAGATCGTTCACCCGCCGGGAGTAGGCCGTGCTTGTGAGGATGCAGCCAACCATCGCACACGAAACGCACACGATCAGGCTGCGGAATGGTCTTTTCGACCTCATGCCGTACCACCTCCAATCTGTGCCGGGGCTGCGCCGCCGGGCAGAGCCGGGGGCTGCAAACTCTCAACCGGGGCATCCTGCACAGCCCGGTCGAAGCCCGGTCGGACGAACTGGCGCAGATCCGCGCTGCTGCGGCTGCTGAAAATCTCCGACAGGTCCGCCGGGGAGCCAGCCCAGCGCTGCACCGCCACCGGCAGGGCGGCGAAGATCTCCGCATTGCGCCGCTTGAAGTCCTCCCCTGTCAGCTTTCCCTCGGCGGTCATCAGGCCACCGTGGGTCTGGTAGTAGAGGTTGGCCTCAATTTTCCGGGCCGCTGTCGCTGCCTCTTTCCAGAGGTCGTTTGCTGTGGGTGCTTGCGCTGCCTGAATCTTTTTGATTTCAGCCCACCAGTCCACAAGCAACTGCTGTGGGAACCGGCAGACCTTCAACGCTTCGGTCAAAGCCTGTGCTGCCATCCAATCGGGAATGTCCTTCAGCGCTGCCGAGTATGCTTCCGACCGCGCCTTGCGCTGATTGAACGGAAGCTCTTTGCCGAAGTAGTTCTCGATTTCCAGCACCGCCGCTTTCAATCCTTCAACTGTCATTTAAGCCTCCAAAAATAAAGTCATAGTCCGCAGCAGCGGAACGGTTTGGCTGCTGCGCTGCTGCGTCGCTGTTCTGGGATTTCCGTTTGGATTCCCATGCTTCAAAGTCGCCGGGTGTCCTGATGTTGTTCTTCTTCCAGCCCCGCAATATAGAATCAATGTAGTTCCAACGGTGAGCGCCATTCTTGGCCCCCTCAGCAATCGCCAGCAGAATCATTTCTGTGCTGAACTGCTCCCGCCAGCGCTGCAGGCTGTCCCGCATGATGGGCGGGAATGACCCGATGTTCTCCTCAAAGGCGCGGACAATCTTGCCAAAATCGGCATCCAACCGAGGGTCACTGCCGCCGTTGTCCTTTATAACTAGAATATCTTCTATATTATCTTTTATATTATTAGGTGCAGTTTTTGCACCACCCTCGGTGCAGATTCTGCACTTACCCGGTGCAGTTTTTGCACTACCCAGTGCAATTTCTGCACTACCCCTTTGAGCTGCAACGTAATAGCTTCTTTTGATGCCGTTTTCGATTGATGTTCGCTTTTTTATGTAGCCCTTCTGGTGTAATCTTTCGAGTGCATCCAGAACCGTGTGCTTACTTCCGACACCAAGCCATTCTTGCATATATCGCAAGCTGCCAGAGAACTCCGTTTCACCGTCCTGCGTGAAACCGTAAATCATAGCATACAGAAACAAATCGTTTCCTTTGAGGTCCAGTTCTGTACGCATCCACCCTTGAACCATGACGTAGTTTTCAGGTTTTACCATCCAACCACCTCCTTGATGCGGTTAGAATGGCAAGTCATCGGAATCGTCAATGACCGAGAAATCGTCCGCTTCGCCCTGCGAGTATGCCGGCTGCACGACCTCCGGGGCCGCGTTTGCGCCCTGCCACTGCTGCCGCTGATTCTGGGTCGCAAAGCCCATCTGCTGGGGCTGCTGGCTCCGGTATGTTGCCGGAGGATTCGTCCCGCCGTCATCCACATAGCCGCTCTGCTGCTGACCGTCAGACTTCGCACCGGCAAAATAGATGTTGTCCACAACGAACTCCACCGCCGTGCGGTTATTTCCGTTCTTGTCCTGATATTGGCGGGTCTGGCAGCGGGCATGAACCGTTGCTGCGCTCCCCTTTCGGAAATATTTGCTGACGAATTCTGCCGTCTTGCCCCATGCCGTGAAGGTGAGCCAGTCCGTGGGGCGCTTGCCGTCCTGCCCGACCATGTCCCGGTCAACGGCCATGCGGAAGCTGGCAACCGTCTTGCCGCTCTGGGTGGTCCGCAGCTCCGGATCAGCGGCAAAACGCCCCTGAAAATCACAACTGTTCAGCATGGGGAATCACCTTCGTTACTGTCTCCGGTGCCACGGGTACGGCATCGGTCAGGGGGAACACATCCGAGTGCAGCATATTCATGAGTTCCTCAGCAAACATGCCTGCTGCATAGGAACCATCTTTCCTGCACTTGGAATAAATCATGTGCAGCTCCAGCCGGAGCTGGAAAAGTTCATTGTATTCCTCAAAAGGAATCGTAATCATTTCCATAGAAATGTCCTTTCCGGTCATTTCGACCATTCTTCTTTGTACCGAGCCAACTGTTCCGGGGTATCGGTCTGGATGCCCAGCTCTCTGGCTTCCGCAATCGTGCCGTCTACCAGATGCGAAAACTCCTTTGTGTCCATCCGGTGCGTGTCCTTGTAGACGAAGTAACAAGCAAAATCCTTGCCGTTCTCCTGCCGGGTTTCGTAGAAGCGGACGTACTGGTAGATTTCCGTTGCGTCCACGGAAGCAGGGAGCTTGATGCCAATCACATGGCCGTCCTTATCGCGAGCCAGCGCTCCATAGGCTACAACCAGCCGCCGTTTGACCTCGTCATCGCTTTCCCCTGTTTCAGCAGCGATTTTGTTGCACAGGACGTGGAAATAGGCGTTTGCTGACAGGCTGCGCTTATTGCGGTGCTTCTTGATTTCAATATCCAGAAGCTGTTCCAGATGCAGCTTGTCCCACGCTTCACGAAAGTCTCCATCGACTTCCAGCGTGATGCGCTGCTTCCCGCCAAGGGTGAAAGCCATATCGACCAGCCGCCCCGTCATGTTGAACCCTCCTTGTCCTGATGGCAGTGCATATAGATATAGGCACTGTTCGGCCCCATGTTGGCATACAGCCAGTCATTGATTTTGGCCAGACTCATGTGGTTGCGCAGGACATTCAGCTCATAGATGTACTCACCGTTCAGCTTTTTCTCCATGATTTTTTCCTGAATATCCTTGTCCTCATAATTCGCTTCGACCATGTACAAATCATAGTTCGGGGCCGATATGCCGTTCAGATTGTTCATGTCCGTGCAGTAGAACAGCTTTCCTTCCGGAAGCCACACCTTCCACCCACAGTTCGGGACGTTGTGCTCTACCGCGTTCGGAATGACATTGCAGATGCCATATCCGTACATAACGCCCGGTTTCAGAACGTCAATCTGCGAAAGCGGAACGCCGGCATCTGCCAGCGACTTGCACAGCCAGTCGCAGCAGGCAAACCGGAGGGTCGGGCGATTTTCGGCCAGAAGCCGGAGCGTTGAGGGCTGGAAGTGGTCGCTGTGGATGTGCGTCAACAGCACCAGCTTCAACGTCCGGCACTCCGCCGCCAGAGCCTTGAAGGAAACGCCGCAGTCGATAAGGATCTGGTGCTCAATCACCACCGCGTTGCCCTTGCTGCCGGTGGCGATGATGTTGTACCCGATCATAACGAGCTGAGGTCAACCACCGTTTCCACGGTTGTCGGTTCACCCTGCGAGATATCGCTGTGCGGCAACGTTCCCTGCACCGCGCCGGTTTCGGGCTTTCCGGTATGAAGTTCCGGCTGCGCCGAAGCGTCGGGCAGAGCTTCCGGTTCCGCGATGATATCTCCGTTATCGGCCACCGCTGCAACGGCATTGTCGCTTTCAAGGGCCTTGGTCATTTCAATGCTCATCACACCCCATCGGGAAATCAGCTGGCGAAGAAGCGTTTTCTTTGCCATGTCATCGAACGACTTGTACCAGAAAGAGGAATACTTCCACAGCTCGTTCTCCGGCACTTTGCCAGCCATCAGGTTTTCATAGCCCTTGCGACTGAACGCCTTGGAGTAGGTGTCGGCGTGGTTCATCATCTTTTCTTTGGACCAGTACAGCGTCTTGCGGAAACCGTTGAGATACTCAAAATAGGCCATATAGCCCACCGTGGGCAGTGCGTCCCGCTGGTCATCATCTTCGATGAACTGGAACTTCGGCTTGCCGGTCATCGGGTCTTTGCCAAGGTACTCACCCTGCTTGATCTCCGTTACATCGAGATCCGCATACTGGCCGCTGCGCAGGGCCAGCTGAATGTAGCCCTTGTACCCCAAAACAAACTGGGCATCGGTCTTGTTCGCCTTGCGGTTCTTGAACGGAACGAGGTAATACTGGCCCAGCTGCGGGGACGGGCTGAGGTTCAGGCTTTCGCCCAGCAGCGCCCCAGCCAAGATTGTGCCTGCGTCGCACTCCTGAAGGGCGGGGTTGACGGCAACCGCCGAGGTGATGCTTGCCGTAAAGCGGCGGGCACGGGCCGGGTCGCGCAGGGTGTTGGCGATCAAGGACTGATAGCCTTTCGTGGTGATTGCCACAGAGAACTTCGGCTTCTGCTGCGGCTGGAGCTGATTGTTATACGTTGCCATATTCGATACCTTCCTTTTCAAGATAATTCTTCAAACCAATGAGCTGCGCCTTTGTGCCTTTGGCATAGAAGCGCGTCATCAGGATGGGTTCGGGTTTCGGCTGTGGTTCCGGCTGAATTTCCGGCACAGCTTCCACTTCCGGTGCAGCTTCCACTTCCGGGTCGGAAGATACTTCCTGCGCCGGAGCAACCTCGGCGGCCTCAATGGCGGCCTTTGCCTTTTCCTCGGCAGCCTTCCGAGCTTCCATCCGGGCGCGGCGTTCTTCTTCACGCTTGCGTTGTTCCTCCAACGCCCGGTGCCGTTCATCCACCGCCTTGATGGCTGCGGCAAGGTCAAGGTTCTTCCGGTATTCCACCATGACCTCCGCAGCGTTGTCCGAACGTTCGATTGCAGCCACATCCGACACAATTCCGTCAACGAAATCCTTTGTCTGCTTTTTCAGGGCGGTCAGGCTGTCGCTCATGTTGACCTTCGGGTGATACGGCAAATCGTCCAGCCAGCCAATGTCTGCCGCTTCCACCAGCTCCCCATAGTAGTCCATGACCTTTTCGGTCTTCTGGGCCACGATGCCGGAGGTAACATCCGTGATCTTCTTTTTCAACTCAGCGTCCGCTTCCTGAAACGGGATGGTCACGCACTCCCGGTAGACCTGCTCAAAGGCGTTGTACGGAGCAAGAATCTTATCCTTGAGCGCAATGCGCTGGGCTTCGTACATCTTGAACTCCTTGGTCAGTGCGGTGCGGGCCTCTTTTACTGTCTTGTAGGTTTCCTCGGTGCAAATCAGCGAAGTGGCTTCGGCAGTCTTCTGTTCGATGTCTGCTTTCACGCTGTGCAGCCGTTCAACAATGACCGGCAACTGCTGCAGCTCGATGACCTGCAACTCTTTGTCGTTTGCCATAGGGCATTCTCCTTTCATTTTTCAAAAACCACGAGCTTGTTGGTGCTCTTGTTCAGCAGCACCATGCTGTTCGGCAGATCCCTGACCCAGAGATATGCGGTGCAGTCCCATCCGGCAGCGGACAGGGCTTCCTTCTGCTTGCGGGTCAGCCTCTTTGCTTTCATGCCATCACCTCCTCTCCGTGAACCGTGACGGTGAAGTTCATGGTGATGGTCTCCCGGCAGCGGCGGCCGAAGTTGCCCTCCGAGCCGAACATCTTGGTTTTCTTGAACTCCTCAGCGCTGTACACGCCGGCGCAGTTCAAAAATCCGGGAAAGTTATCCGGGTGAATCATGCGGAACGCCGTGCATGCGAGACTGCGGTTCGGGGCCAGAACTTCGGACCATCCACCGCAGTATGGCTGGCCGCCATCGCTGCCGTAGGTGAAGTAGAATTTTTCCAGATCCATCACTCGGCCTCGCTTTCGTTCTTGATGCTGATGCCGAGTGCAGAGAACAAGAGCATCAGGCCAACTTCATCTCCGTCATCCAGGCTCATAAAGTCGAGCTCCCCGGCCACAAAGCCCTCACGGAGAATCACAGCGGTGCCCACAATGGGCTGACCATGTTCCGGCGTACCGTAGAGAATGCTGGCAATGCTGTTGATGGCGTAGCCTTTCAGCAGTCCCTCATCATCAATCACCATGCACAGTCCTTCCGGCAGATACTTGGGATGAACCACCTCGATGCAACCGCCGACCTCTTTCTGGAGGTTGTCCAGCAGCGGTTCGCCGAAGTCCTTGAACCGCATGAGGTTTTCGGTGTTGATTGCCAGACCTTTCATGAAAAATCACTCCTTTTCCGGGAAGCATTCGTTGACTTCCCATGCATCGACCGCTTCAAGGCAGCGGTCACAGCCTACGATCGTACCGTCATCGGCGCGATAGATGGTATCGCACCTCTGGTAACAGAGCGGGCACACAGGAGGTTCAGGATAGCCAGCTTCTTCATCAGTCGGATACAGCATCCAGCACCTCCCGGAGCACCTTGCCCAGCCAGCAGCCGAGTCCATCCAGTGCGCCCACGCTGTCCAGCCAGACGAACACTGCTGCGAGGACTGCGGTGATTGCGAACTGCGCCGCCGGAAGCCGGGCTGCCGCCTGCTCTGCGGTAATGCCGTACACGGCCATCAGAATTCTAGTCATTTCTTCCTGCTCCTTTCTTCCTCTGCTGGTAGGCCTCCCATGCGGCATCCAGCTTCGCCTGTCCATCCGGCATGGCGATGATGTCGAGATACAACCGCTTACAAGCTCGCGCCAACCGCGCAGCTGCCTCCGGCGGTATCTCGGCGGTGTTGATATGAATTGTGGTTTCCATGCCATCCTCCGAGTGTTTAACCGATTAAACGTCATCGGCAAAAAAAATCTGGTCGATGCTTACGTTCATGGCTGCGGCCAATGCGACCAGCGTCTTGGTTGTGGTAACTCGCTCAGTGCCAGCCTCCAGAGCAACGATTGTTCCTCTGCTGATGCCGCTTTTCTCGGCGAGCTCTTCTTGGCTCATCTTTAAGGATTTGCGAACCTCTTTGATCTTAAAGCCCATATTTTTCACCTCCCATCCATTCGGTTCACAACAGATTTTGTTTAACCGGTTGCACAACCATAGTATACCATTCGTCACCGTTTGTCAAGTAAATTACACAATTTTTGTTTAAGAAATTGCACAAAACCCATTGACATTCTCTCGACTATAATTGTATAATGGATTGTACAAAACGGAGGAATTGAACATGACGCTGAAAGATTTAATCGTGAAATACAGAGAAGACCACGGCCTTTCTCAGAGACAGTTCGCAACAGCCTGCGGATTGTCTAACGGGTATATCTCGATGCTGGAGAAGGGACAGAATCCCAGCACGAAACTCCCGGTCACTCCAACCCTCCCGAAATTGAAGCAGCTCGCCACCGGAATGGGAATGACCCTGACGGACCTTCTGGTAAAGGTCGATGATATGCCCGTTGAACTCATTCTCGAAGACGAAGAAAACAAAAAGCTCGTCCCCGAAATTGAGGACGAGCTTGATGCAGAAATCATGAAAGCCATTTCGGGGCTTACTCCTGAGAAGAAACAGCAGGCATTGAGTTACATTCAGTTTCTTGCTCAATCCTGAGTGCCCGAAGCAGCCTAATTTTCTCTGGGATAGTCAGTGCATTCAAATACTTCTGAATTGACGCTTTGAATTGGGCGCATTCCATCGGCGTTCACTCCTTTCCTGTGAAAATCTCTCCCGGAATCAGCACAAATATAGCAGGATGTGGCAGTGCTGTCAGCGTTTTGGTGGATTTTTCCGGTTTTCGGTTAAGTATCTTCAAATAGTAAAACGCAAACAGTCATCTTCCTTTCACGGAAGATGTGGATAGAAACCGGTTTTCGGTCAAATAAAAACGCCCATCCGTGCAGCAGCGCAGATGGGCGTAAAAGGAGAATAAAATGACTAAAAATGCAAATAAAGCATTGTTGACTTTATATAAGGCGTACCACGATAAGCTCAAAACCATGTCCAGTTCAGATGCCAGAGAATTTTCTGACGAGGAAATGGACGCGCTGTTTGCGGATATGAACCAGCGAGACGCGCAAGCGGCGCTCTCCGAGCTGAAATCCGAGAACTACATCAAGCTCTACATCATCGGCTCTTGCGATTTGCAGCCCCGCGGCATCGAGTACGGCGAAACGCTCTTGCAGCGGGGAGTGGAAAAGTTCGTGGATGGCGTTGAAAAAGTCGTGAGCATCATAAAGCCTTAACAAAGGCTCAGGGTGTCCGCATCAAAATGGACCACAACGTCCGTGCCATAAGAATCGGCATCGCCTTTCAGGCTGTACGATTTGATGCGGTTGATTTCTGCGCCGTTGATAATCATCTTGAAGGTTTTGGTTTCAGCATCAGAGATGATCTCAACACGATTGGATTTAGAAGCGGCCATAAGAACACATCCTTTCAAACGTTTTTCCCATTATACATCAATATCGTGCTAAAAGATAGCACATTTTGCATTTCAGCTAAAACAAAAACGCCCACAGTGTTACCAGCACCGTAGGCGTTTCCAGATCAGCTTGCCCAGATGATATACAATCAGGACAACCAATCAGCACAACTGTATTGTATCACCTTTGGGCAGACTTGTCAAAGTATATGCTTGGAGGTAGTACAATTGGCGAGAAAAAAGAAGCAGATAAATGGCGATGCCGTCATTTATGCCCGCTACTCATCACACAACCAGAGGGATGTTTCTATTGAGCAGCAAATCGAAGCCTGCCGCAAACACGCCGCCCGGCTGGGGCTGACCGTGATCGCCACCTACGAAGACCATGCGATCAGCGGCAAAACCGATAGGCGCCCGGCCTTTCAGAAGATGATGAGCGATGCTGAAAGTGGAAAGTTTGGCTATGTTCTTTCGTGGAAGTCAAACCGCATGGGCCGGAACATGATGCAGGCCATGATAAATGAGGCTCGCCTGATGGATTGCGGCGTTAAAATCTACTATACCGAGGAAGATTTTGACGATAGCGCCGCCGGGCGGTTCGCGTTGCGCAACATGATGAATGTCAACCAGTTTTACAGCGAGAACATGGCCGAAGATATCAGCAGAGGTTTGATGGACAACGCAAAAAAATGCCTGGCCAACGGAAAGCAGCCTTTCGGCTATAAACGTGCGCCGGACGGCAAAGTTGTGATTGACGAGCCGGCCGCTGCCATTGTCCGGGAAATCTATCAGCGTGTTGCGAACTACGAGCCTTACATGGACATTGCGCGTGATCTGAATCTTCGCGGTGTCAAAACGGGCCGCAACGGCGAGTGGAACAAATGCAGTTTCCACGGCCTGTGCTCAAACGAACGGTATCGCGGTATCTATATCTACAACGATATCCGCGTTGAGGGCGGTATCCCCCGAATTATAGACGATCGCCTTTGGTTTCAAGTGCAGGAGGCCGTCAAGATGAAGAAGAACACTACGAACGGTAAGCATCGAACCGGATCTGCGGATTATCTGTTGACCGGAAAATTGCGCTGTGGCAACTGTGGTTCCTATATGACCGGGATGTCCGGCACCAGTGCATCAGGAGATATCTACAACTACTATGTGTGTCAAAAGCGCCGTGTGGACCACAGCTGCAATAAGCGGCATGTCCGGCAGGATGTTATCGAGTTGGCTGTTGCCCAGGCCATAAAGATGTACTGCCTGACAGATGAAATCATCGAGTGGATTGCAGATAAGACCGTGGCCTACTGGGAAGATTATGATAGAAAGCTCCAGATTGACGTTATCGAGAACGAGCTGGCTGCCACACAAAGCTCCATCGACAACATCATGAAAGCCATTGAAGCCGGCATCATTACCGATTCCACAAAGTCGCGGCTCATGAAGCTGGACGCTGAAAAGGTAAAGCTGAACAACAAGTTGGCCGCCGCCAAAGCAGAGCTCGTCCATGTCGATAAGAACAGGCTGATTGCAAGCCTGCTGCTCTATCGGAACGGCGATGTTCAGGATAAAAAATTTCAGGCCGATTTGTTTACCACTTTTCTTTCCGTTGTCTATCTTTACGATGACAATAGAGCCAAACTGGTATTCAATTTCTGCGGTGATAAAGCTCCCACAGAAATATCTCTTGATATCGGAGAAAAAGACATTGATGATTCGTCTTTTTCTGACAAAAAAATGTTCGTGAAGAATCTCAAACCGTCAACCA